CAAATCTTCACACCTGGTATCAATTTATTCACCTCCACTCCTCACACTCTCTTGTATGATGGCGTATAGTATAGTATCATATCTTATATCCCATGATTAATCCATCAACCTTTCTAAAAATTTCCCTCAATCAATTACTCTTCCTATTCCACTCCTCACATATCCAGGCTTAGCATCTTTTGCCTTCACTGTTTTTATACCTAACTTCTCTTTGGCTGTCATCCAATCTACATCATTATCAAAATACAATATTACATAATTGTGGCTCTCATACAATTCCTCACTAAATTCTATCTCTGCCTTCAATCAATCTTCCTCCACATCCTTAAAAATATCCATACTAGCAAACTCATCAATTATATCATCATCCATCAAATCCTTCAACTCCTCTTCTAAGTTCTCCAGGTCATAAGTAGAATAATCTGCCAACCTATTATCCAACAATCTATATTTCTTTTTTTGCTTCTCATCCAGTCACTTTATTTGCAACACCTGGACTTCCTCCCACTTCAACAACCTTATGGCTCTTATTCTTCAATGACCTGCCAATATAACACCTTTCTCATCTATTATTACTGGATTAATGTATTCATTCTCCAATATACTTTTCTTAATCTTCTCAACCTGTGCCTTTCAATGCTTTTTGTTATTTCTCTCATACTCTTTAATCTTTCCAATCTTCATCATAACTAATTCTTTCTTTATACTCATCACTCAAATTTTCTCATTATAAAAAAGAAATACAAAACTAATTGTGCTTCACTCATTCCTCATGTTTCTTTCTTCCTTCCTCATTCTTCTTCCTCACTATTTTCTTCCAATCTCATCAAAACTCATCTTCCATACTCGCTTCAAATATCTTAGTCTCATAATCAATATACTTTCCTCCTGGTCAATGACTTTTACCCTCTCCCAAATAACTCACATACTCTTCTATCATATTCTTTGCATTTCAGCTCATTACTGGAAGGGGTTAAGTTTAAAAATTATTCCATACACTTTCAATCTCTCTTTAAACAATCATCAACACCATCAAACTCTACTTCATATATCTCACCCAACCTCGTATCAATAACCAATCACTTCAATACTCAATGTGTTACCAATTCCTCATGTTCCACATATTCAGTAAGGCTTCATGATACAATATACACATCTACTCATGTTTTAAAATCAATATCAATTCATCCACTTAACACATCTCCTGTATCTATCACTCACTCCTTCTCCACTACCACATCTACTATCACCAAATCCTTCTCTCCAAAATTAATCACTCACATCCAGGACAACAACAACAAACCAATAATTCCACAAACTACCATTACTCCAAAATTTTTCATAATTAAAAAGAAGTTACTATATAAATACATACTGTATAGTAACTCCTCTCTATAATGCAATATCTTTTCAATGATTATTCTACTTCATCTCCTCACTCTTACTTTCTATATACTTTCATATCTTCCCATACATATACTTTTTCTTCCAGGACAAACTAAATTTTATCACCTCCCTACATTGTTCCGTATTCATCTTTCACATGTGGCAATCATCTCTACTCATTTTCATCTTCCTAGCTAATGCCACGTACATCTTACTCCTATGTCCTTTCCCAAATCACAACTCTTCCAATGCAATTCTATGCTTCCTCTTCCATTCCCATATCTCATCAAACTCCAGGTGTGCCTGTATTCTCCAATACTTATCCCTGGTCAATTCACTCCTAAAATTCTTCTTACTATACTCACAATATACTCCACTATTTTTGTTTCATGCCTTCATACTTCCCAACAAAAATAAAACTTACTCCACATAACATATCCTTTCTTCAATAACTTTAAACTCTTTCTCTCACTCCACAACCCAATACTCTTCTCATACACTATCATAAACACATATTCCACCATCCTTATATCTCCTAATCTTCTTACAACTCACTTCAATAATATTCCCACTACAATCATTAGCAATAAATACATCACCAACACTAACTCCACAATCTCTCATCATGTGCTTCTTTCTTTCTTGGCCTAACTTTTTTTGCAAATCATTAATTTTTTTGTTCATCTTTCATAATTGGTTATAAATAAAAAACCACTATTCTACTAAATACACACTCGCTTGTTGTGGGTGAATCACTTGTTGCACATCACCATCCTTTCAATCAATTCTTCATAAAGCATTCTGTCATATCCCATACCATATATCCACTTCATTCCCTACTATTCAACCTCACACATCCGAACAATAAACCTCTCACCATCCTTCTACAAATAAAGTCCTTCACTTGTATCTCTTATCACATGCTCCATGAGTATACCTATGGTCCTCTTTATAATCCCAACCTTGTGCATTTACAAAATCTCCATTCATCGCTATCTCTTGTTCAAAAGTTCTTCCCTGGAAGTATCTTGTTTGACAGTTTCACAATGCACTACTTCATCAATCTCCACAAGGCTTCAATGATGTATAATATGCTGTGATTCTACCTTGTCACAATAACCTTCTTCCCTCATACTTCCCATCATCAACAACTCTCACCTCTTCCTCCTGGACTACATTAATCTCTTCATACGACTTGCCTCCCTCGACAACACGCAATCATCCAACCCTAGAAAAGTCAAAGTTCTTACCAGGACAGGTTTTGTTTTGGAAGTCCTTATGTCATTTCACCTCATCTACATTCACTGCCTTCTCTTTAATCCATCCAATCAACTTATTCAACATCTTATATTGTGCATCACTTGGCACTTCCTTATCAAAGTTTCACACTAACTCTATATGTACTCCCTTCATATTGGATTCACCATTTAATGTAGCACCAACTACAACTCACATATCATTCACCTTCTTAAATCATCCATCCCTATCAATGATATAATGCACTGGTATTATTTCATATCATCTATTCTCCACATAGGTCCTTCTCATACTCAATTCCATTTCCTCTGCACTCAAATCATTCCTGGTAGCTGTATGATGTATTACTACATACTCAATACTATCCAACTCCCTACTATCTCACACTTTTCAATCGGTTATTATCTCCACAGTTTCTAGCCATAAGTCTAAGATTTGGGCTTTTGAAAACCTAACTCGGCTAACTTCTCATGATACATCTCGGCAGAAAGCCCAATCACATTCCTCAATCAATCAGCACTTTCCTTATACTCTCATTGCTTTTTCTTAGATACCTCAATAGCAATATTGGCACTTTCTATGATTCTTTTTTGTGCCTTTATATTCTCCTCTTCTACTGCACTCAATCTCTTCACTTCTACAATCTCTGGCTCACATATCTCTACTGCTTCATCAAAACTAATTCAATTACTCGCAACAAAACTGGAATCACAAACACCAACCAACTTCTTCTCTCATCAAAAAATAAAAGAAAAAACTATTCCAATCACAACTAATCATCCAATAACCAAAACTGGATTCATCTTTTTCATAATTAATAATAAGTTAATAAAATAACTGTAATACTATTATATAAGCGAATCTCTTTTTTGTCAAATTTTTACTATACTTTTTTTCTTCTTCCATTATCCATACACTCTTTATTGCAATATTGTACTCAATGCCTGCTATCATTCCTCCTACTAATATCATCTTCAAACCTACTACCACAATAATCACATTCATACTCACACCTTCACTTCTTCAACTTTGGCAACTCCCATCCTTCTGTCTTAAATCGCTTTCTTACTGCATTATCACTCACTCCATACTCCTTACCAACCTTTGTATAAGTAGTTTTCTTTAATTCTATTTCACAAAAAATCTTTCTCAAAGTTTCTAATACTGGTTTTCTACTTACTTCCTTATTTCCCATCTATCCAATTAATGAATCATTTAAAACTCCTCTCATTAACACCAATATATCAAGCAGCCCACTTATAGGCACTATATTTTCTCCACTCACGTTCTAGTCTAGGCATCATCCTTATCATCTTATTAATCTTCTCATAGTCACCATCAACCAAAAACAACATAACATCCAGGGTCATCCCAAACTCTATCTTAGTCTTTTCACTCATCACAACTACTTACAAAATAACTAAAACTTTTTCAAAAACTGCTCACTATAACACTCATTTTCGTAACACACATCCACTTCACTCAATACCCAATATTGCCATCACCATATTTTTATCTCTTTTTCATTGGTCGCTTCACCTAAATTCTTGAACTCCAAAACCTTTCCAACTACCACTCACAACTTCACACCATAGGTAGGCACACTTACTCTATCTCCTATATCAAATCAACTACTCGGTGGCACTATCATTCTCCTCTTGCTTTAAGTAATAAACTGTTGCTAACTCTGCCAATAAATCACTCACATTCTTACAAGCATTCCACCATCAAGCATCATGCTTACTTACCTTGTTATCTTCTACTTTTCCCACTACCTCACTATTCTCATTCATCATACCCTTTATTCTTTTTGCTAGTTCACACAGATTATCACCATAATCTTCACAATCCTTATTCCACTCACACATCACCTTCACTTCTCACACTTCTACTCTCCTAATCTTCTTCATAATAAATCACTTGAATCAATACATGATTATAAATTTTTATAATAAAAAAATCCGTAGATTGTGATAGTGGTGTCGCACTCACTGGCAAGAGCGACTATGATAGTTGGGTATCACAAGGCAAAGCCCCCCACCATCACAACCCACGAACTTCATTAGTCCATAGCACAATAACGGTGGTATCAAATCCTTAAATCTGACATAATTCTACATACTCCATTAAACTCTATTCCATTTGTCATCACTCTACAATCTCACACATAGGCACTTATCTTTTTTCATTCTAATTCTCCTACTCTTTCATCAGTATTCTTAATACTGTTTTCATCAAGCCACTTTTTCATTTTCTTCAAATGACATTTTTTAGTAGTAAAGAAAGTTTCTAGGTTTGGGTCATTCGCCTCTCTTCAACTAATCTCCATCACCTTCCCTTTCTCATTCATACTCACAACTACTCTGCAATCCATTTTGTCATTGCATAGATACATTAATTTTTCCATCCCTACATGTTTATTAATAATAAAGTAATTGTATTATATGGCTGGATTCTTATTTTTCAAGTTCTTTTCCAGTTTTCTTCATGCTTGGGTCTTCTTCCACCTCTCCCAACACATTCAATTCAATATCCTTCCTCTCTCACACCAATACATAATATTGCAACTTCCTTTTTTTATTCACACAAGCAAACACATATCCATCTCACAATTTATTTATAGCAATACTTTTATATTTCCTCAATAACTTAATCACCTTCTTACTCGTATAACTCATTTCCCTTGCCTGGTCCGTTAGCATAAAATCATACACCATAAACCTATCCAGGATTAAAAAATTATCCTCAATAAACCTCACAGCTTCCTTCCTTCCCACAAAATACAATCCATCATGCGGGGTACTCATACAATTAATATTCATCATAACTCAATTCACAAAAAAATTAAAGACTCTGTATTAATGACTTCTTACTCAAAAACTTAGTCTGAACTATTAATTATTTCTTCTATCGCTATAATTATTCTTGCTCTCATAGTTGGGTCTTGTCTTAATTTATCTACGGCTTTTTCTACGCTTCACTCTAGCTTTCATACCAACGACTTTGCGACCTTTCTTGAGAACTCTTCTTGTATGACCTCCTTGAATCTCTTGTTCTTGATTGTCTTTGACATAGCTGTTCTCAGTATGGATTCTATCTCTGGTATGTTTTCCTCGACAATACCACCTATAATTCAGTCTAGTGGGCTATTGTATCATTTCAGTTTGTCTCACACTTTTGATAACAAACATTGGGTAATAACCATAAGTACATCGTTTGGACTCATTATATTTTTCGTATCGCTCATAATTCAACCATCATATATAGTAAAATGATATTCTAATAATTTTAATCTATCTCTAAGTCTCTCAATAGCCTTCTCATAACACAATCAACAAAAATTAAAATCAATCACCATCCCATCAATCTCATGCTTCACACCTTAGCGAGTTTTCTTCATGATACTTATCAACACAATTCCTCATCATGTCTACGACTGCACCAGGACAGTTTTGTTCTGCAAACATTCTTCTTACCTCATCTTTCATCTTACACTTCTCAATCAAATAACCAAAATATCAACAGTTATCTTCATACAATAAATCTACTTGGCAGTTCTTATACTTCCCAAATAATATCACTCCATCTTCAAACCTTTTCCTCCTCTTCTTTTTACTTCATGCCTTCATATTAAATCACTCACATAACTAAATCCCCCCAAATATCTCAATCAAAACTTATAGCTTCTCTCACTATTCATTTTTGCAAAACCTTTCATGTCCTTATCGCACCCTCCAATACATAATAAATCAAATAACACTCGGTAACTCATTGGCTGTACTGGAACTCATCCAAATCAGCTAGCACATTATATCAATCCATCTCCCTTATCCACATCCAATCTTCTTTCATCTCTTCAAATCACCACTTCTTCATAATAGGAGCAATAAAACTATTCTTCCTAACGTCTGGTCAATAACCTCATCTATATCACATAATATAACCCAAAAAATAAAAACTACTTACCCAACACATCAATCACATCATTCAAAAGATTAATCGCACCATTCAACTTCTTCCTCACCACCTCATCTCACTTCACTATCATTCAATCAATCTCTCTCTTACACTTATCATCACTCAAATCATCCTGCCCACATTGCACACACAAATTGTCCGAAGGAGTCTTTGCATGAATATACCTGCAACATGATACACAATAATATCCCAACCTATCACTCATCTCAATCACTTCACATAAATAAAACACACATCCACTCTCTCATCTATCTAACCAAAAACAATCTTAAGCCATTACATATCACAAACCATCCACATACACCTTCCCATCAATAACTTCTCTCTCTGATATATTCAAATCAGCTTCCTTCTTTTTCTTCTTCCAATCCAAATCAATCTCTCCATCACCAAATCACTTTCTAATCTTTTTGGTTTTGTATCATGCAAATACATCAACCATTGTCTTCTCTCCCTTTGCATTATTTTCTCTCACTCTTTCTACAAAACTTTTCATCACTCCCAACAACAATAAATAAAACACTATCACACCATAAACTCCATATATCAAACATATAACATTGTAGCATATTCTCTATCATTCAACTTATACTTCTCTTTCAATTCTTCTTCAAACTTCCTCACTTCTTCCTTACTACCACACTCCTTATACAACACTTCTGCTTCCTGGAATACAACAACACACTTCTTAATCAAATCTTCTCATAACTCTTCTCTAACCTTTTTTAAATCTAACATACCCAACCATAATTAATAAATTAAATATTATGCTTTTCTGCTAATTCAACCAACTCACTCATTCCCATACACACTAATACACTTTCTTTCTCATACCTCATCAACTCTCAAATCAACTCACTCTCACCCCAACACCAATATCACATCTCAACCAAAACACAAAATAAAACTACTTCAATCTAATACTTCTCATCATTCTTCTTAGATTCATGTAACTTGCTTTTTCTGCCCACTCTACCAAATCTCTATCTCATGTAATAACCCCATACTCAATAACTGATTCTCTCATAACACATATCCTAAAAATTAAAGACAAGATAGGTTTCTTTCTTCCTTTCTTGATTAATTACACTATAAGGCTTTTTATTTATATTTCAAGTATATTTCCATAGGTATCTAAATTAATCGTAGACTTATAATGAATTTGTATTGTTTCTCTCGCAAATACATAATTCCCTTCTTCTACTGCAATTCCCAATACTGCCCATCTAATATACTCTTCATCTTCACACCTCATCAATGTTCTCACCATTCCCATCTCACTATCCCAATCCATTCAACCATTCATCTCACACTCATCAAGGCTCAAAACATCCCTAGCTTCATACATTGCTTCCTGGATTGTGGCTTGGTTCTCATACAACCAATTACTCTCCTGTACTACTGGTGGTGACATACTTAGCATCCAACCAGTCAATCCAATAATCATTCCTTCTAATACCATTCTAATTTTCTTTACAAGATAAAAGTAACCCTATTATAAGGTTACTCGTTTATTCTGTCAAATTTTTGAAAACTAATTTATTTACTACCGTTTCCATATATCCACTTAATTCACTTATCCAAACATTCTTCTACACTCCTTCAACTCAAACAAGTAATTAATCATCAATCTTTTTTCTTCACTAGATACATCAAAACCTCTCACTCCCAAACCTGGATTCTCATAATACATCTACTTCATAATCTTTCAAACTTTTTCTCTATACTCATCACCAGTAAACAAAACAATAAAATTAAAGTTTAATCCCTATATCAGCAAACTTCCTCAAACTATAAAAACTTATTCTTTTTCTTTTCTTAAAATTAAAATAGGTGCTTACATCCAATCCTACTTTCTTCATCAACTCCTCAATTCACATATAGTTCTCATCCATATACTTTTCTATCTTACTTTGCATCTTTCATGTAAACTCCTTTCATTTATGCATCCTAACTCTCAAATAATATAAAATCATATTCCATCCTGTATATATCTTTTCCACCTTTATTCAATGTCTTTTCCCATATACTTTCTATTTCCTTCACTGCTCTCTTACACTCGGCTCTCAAATCCTGCAACTCCCATATCTTCCATTGCTTCAATTCTTGCCACCTTCTCCTATCCAACTCCTCACTCGTACCTTCTCAATAAATCCTATTCAATGCCTTACAATATAACATCTGCTCTCCACTCCCATAAGTATTGTCATAGTTACTTTGAAAATGCACATTTTTTTCCTCAAAAATTATACTCTTATATTTCCTACTAAAGCAATGTCATGCATGAGCTTTCTTATAATGAATCAACTTTGCCTTCACTCCTCCTTCTATTTCTGCCTGCTTCTGTGTTATACAATAACCATGCCCAGGAACTCACCCAACAACCCACTTGGCATCTCTCATCCTAATAAATTTGCTAAAGTCATTCCATACTGCCCTCATCATCCATGTTTTATTTATAGTCACTCCATCCTTACAAAATTTCTTAGTCTTTCAAGATAATCACATTAATTAGTATCTCCTACGATATAAAAATTACTTCAAATATACTCCTCTTATCAATCTGTAATTTTTATCATTCCCTAGAACCTCCATAGCAACTGCATCTTTCCCAATAGAAATCATTGTCTCTTCTCCACCTAATCTAGTACACCCATTAATAAACTTCTTCAAACTAACACAACTCATCACATAAGATTTTGGTGAACCTATGATGGTATCTAATGATGCATTCAATACTGGCTGTAAATACTTACTCCAATCTTTTGCTTCTGAAATCTTTTTTCCTTTCTTCAAATTCTTCTCCTCTTCTTCTATATGGTCTGCAACTTCTTGCTCTCTCAAATTTGATTCATTATACACCTCATCAGTAATACTATGGTTTCAATCCTTATCATACAAATAAGCAACCTTCTTTTTAGTATTCCATTTTATCGCTGCAATATTCTTCAAAGTGAAAAATATATCATAAGCAATATATATCGGTCCACTATCCCAATTAAATCCAACCAATAAATCATCCCAGGTAATATCATTTGGTAAACTTAATACCATTTGGAATATTGTATATTGATTAGTAACCACTACCTCTTTCTTATCTCTATCAAATTTGATGCAATTAAATCTCTTCAACTTATTATGCCCACCACTCAAATAATTTCCAAACAAATCTTTAATGGTTCATAACTCTACTCATTCAAATAACAATCCTTTCATCTGATACACACATAACAACATAAAAACAAGACTTTACGCCTTAGAACAACCAACACAAATCTTCTTAGCATCACACAACTTACATTCCTTCCCTAACTCCTCTCATCATAAATATAAACTCACCTGGTAACTCATATCAACTTCTCCACTCATTCACTCTACTTCTATACCGGCAATGAATCTTGTGATTCACTCACCACACCATCTAACATTCATCACATTATACTCTCTCCATTCTCACTCACCATCTTTCATCCTGGCAACCATCTTACTCTCCTTATTAATTTCTACCAACTTCATTACTCCTAACATAAGAAACTAAATCAGGCAAATAACTTCTCTTCCATGCAACTCATTCTTTCTCATCTGATTCCTTCTGCTTCATCATCTCTCTATCAAATTCATAATACTTTCAAGAAATCATGATTCAACCAGTAAATCTTGCAATAGCTAACTGTGAATTGCACCAATATCTATAATAGATTCTTCACTGTGTATCTTCTCATGCCATCACATGTATCAAAAAAACTAAACTGTATACTCCAACACTACCATCTCCATTACTCTATCTATACCTCTATTAAATCATCTCTCATTCTCATCCCTAGGGTTGCAATATTTTTCTCCATTCATTCTATTTAATAACACCTCCACTAACTCTCATCACTCTTCAATCATTTCACTTCTTTTATCTTCTTCCTCCTGCCACTTCAACCATTCATAATATCTCTTATTCATATCTCCAATAAACAATTAAATATCTCTAACCTCATACCATACAATAATCACAAGCACTTCAAAATCATTCCATATCTCTTCAACACACTACACACTCTCACTCTTCTTTTTCTTCCTTATGAAATTCCTCGCAACAACTATCTTCTCAACACATGAAAACCCTTACAAAATTATCTGTCATCTCTTTTTCTTCTGTATCTTCTCCACATATCACACAACTTCACATCACCACAATACTACAATCTAAAGAAAAGCAACCACCAGGACTTCCCAATGGTTGCCAACCAACTAAGCTAAATTGGTTTCAAATTCTGCAATAGCATCCTTCAATCCTGGAATCAACTCTTCTGCTACATCCAAAGCATCTCCTAATTTTCATAGGCGAGTTAGCACTTCTGCATCTTCCAATGGTCCACTACTCTTTCAAGAAAAATTACCATAACTAACAACATTCCCACGAACTTCATGAGGTTGTAGAAAACCAAGTTCCTTCATAGCTTCAACCAAAGCAATCGCAGGCTTCAACAACCCATCCATTCCAGAAACTTGAAACAATCTTGCATGCAATACATGCGAAGCCTTCACATCTTTTGCAGTTCTTCTGTAAGTACTCATAACAATAATTCATAAGGAATAAAAAACCTTCAACCCTTCTTTGGCATAATCCTATACACTACCAAAGGGTCATTCTTTCTTCTTCTGTCTCCAATACTCCAGGCTCAATAGACATCCAATAAGAAATGTAACCAATAAGGATTCCCAAAAATTAATATAATTGAACTCTCCAAACCTATTCATTATCCAAACAAATCAATTAATAATCACTCTTAAAAAAACAGCGAATCACATATAAGCAACCAACATCATTGCAAAATAACTAAGACTTCATGCAACTCACATCAAATCAATTCTCTTTCTTTTACGCATAGAACATAGACACAACAAAATAAAAAGCAATAAACACCAGGACTGATGCAATCACTATACTACTAATCACTAAACACTTCTCCAACTTACCCATCAATACTCATAAGAATAAAAACTAAATATCTCCATTCTCCATTAATCTTTCTATATATCTTCTTATCTCACCTATACTCTCAAATCACTTCCCTACCCTTCACCTCTTCACCTTCTCCCTTCTTTCCAACAACTCTATCACTTTCCCATTCTGACTATACATGAAATCTTTTATGCTTCACTCCTTTCAATCACACTCCTCACTAAACCTATACTCCTTCTTATCATACAACTCTCATCCAATCATTATCTTCCCTAGTCAATTATTGGCTGCTAAATCATGGCTTATATCTTCCCAATCATCTTCATTAACAAATACATGAATATCTTTTAAATACCCATCATCTCCACTCCTTCACTTAAATATTAATCTCCTCTTCTTCTTGTATTCTATTATTCATGTATCAGTCATAACCCAACAACACTACTAAAGTAAAATAATCATATCAATATTTAAACATAATTCAAGTCTTTTTCAAGTTCAATTCAATTCTAGGCACTTGCATAACTTCTACCACTTCCACTCTTTTTCTTTTTCTTCATCTCTAATTCAATATAGGTACTGGCTCACTGCAACAATCAAACAAACTTTGGTATCCCATTTTTCATCTTCTTTCTTAATCCACAAAGGCTTATCAAGTTTCATCTCCAAAACCTACTATCCTGCAAACCAAACTTTAAAGACAATTCAATAGTAGTCCAATTATATCCATCTAACCTATTCAATTCCAACAACCCATCTATCCAATCATTCTTAAACTTCTTCTCTCACTTCTTCTTAATCCAATGAACATTTATTGGCTCATCACATCTCTCTTCCCAAAACCAACTAGCTATCCTCAATGCTTCACTAAAATTAAACTTTTCTTCCTCTGATAAATCTGTGGTAACCAATGGAGCATTTTTCTTTTTAACTATAGTAGCATTTTTAGTTTTAACTACTGGAGCATTTAGTACCCCATTTTTACCAGGACTGGGTTTTTCCATGGCATGGTTTTTCGATGGTATGGGTTTATCATCCATAACCCTCTTTTTTGATGTTATGGTATTACTCCCTATTCTATACTTGTGGTAGATACCAACATAATGTCCTTTAATCCTTCATTGCTCATCTAACTTCTTAATACTCTTAATCATTCATAACTCCAACAACACTCACTTAGCTTTCCTAAACTTACCTTCACTCCAGGGCTTTCACTCTCATCAACAAGCCTTCATCATGAACTTATCTAATGAGAAAGTTTCTTTCGTATCTTGAATCCTGGATTGTCTTAGATACTGAAAGAATAAATAAAAGGCACTATCACCATTCTTATAACCTCTGAATAAATCCAAAGTAGGCAAGGTAGTTCCTACCACTACATCAACTCCATTCTCCTCATAACCATAAGACATATTTATATTTCTTTTTAAATAAACTAACAAAAAAAACCCTATCATCGTAGGGCTTCTTTTTGATTGGTGTATTTCCTTCTATTCGTTTCCATACCGTAGGGGGTACTTCCTGCCCTACAAGGAATATACACACCAACTAATAAATCTTATAATTATCCTTTTTACTTTTTCAACACCATTTCACTTCTCTTCATCATTACTTGCTTTTCAAATCACTCTTTCAAGAAATGCAAATATTGTCATGTACTCAATATATCTTCCACATTAGTCTCATAAGTATCTTTACTATGTTTTTCTTTCACCAGGACTTTTATATTCCCAAACTTTCATAGTAGATACCTTAGAAACATATCACAGAATCAATATGCCAGGCTCTTATAATGGAAGTGGTAGTTCTCATCTCTCTTCACTACCAATACTGGTTCATCACCATTCCACTTATATTTCTTCACACATCATATATTCCTCCTGGAAGAACCAACCTTTCACTTCAATACTAGATAATAAGTTAATTGGCTTTTCCTTCTACACTCTTCCAGGAAGTTTCTATTATCATCCTGCTTTACACACTTTCATCTCTCTATCTTATTCTTAACCCAGGCAGGCACATTCCTTCCCATCCTATCCACTTCTAAATTATAAAATTAAGTAGTAGCTTTTATTTCTTGTTGCATTCTAAAGAAATAATCTTTCCACACTCACATTCCTTTTACACTATACCCACTATACTTTCTATCTAATCTCTTCAAATCAGCATCCCAACTACTCAAAACTCTTATCTCATCACTCAAATCAGCATCTACTAATCTATTTGTCGCAGCATCACTCTTTTGGTCTGGTCTCAGTTTATTGAACAAAGCAACCTTCTTCTCTTCTAAGGCACTCTTATACTCAATCCAACATCTCCACCCATCAGCAAGAGCATCATTGAATGCAATAATCAACATCACCCAATCCATATACACATCATAATCCAAACTCTCTTCCAACTTACCCATCTTCTCCACTACCTGGACACATATAGTATCTATACTCTCTACACTATACACTCCATGCTCTCTATCATATTCATTATCTGCTATTAATTTTACGCTATCAATATGTTTTCATGCTTTCATAATTTATACAAAAAATAATTTAAAAGAAAGTGGAGGAATCACACCCCCACAAATATCATTCTATTCTCTACTAGAAAGGTACATCATTATCAACATCCTCATCAACAATCTTTTTCTCTAAGGCTTCTGCATATTCAGGTGACTTCATTATTTTCTCCTGGAGAAAGTTTGGTAGGGTATCAAATACCTTCACATCAAATTCATCCAAATCAAACAACTTACTATCATTAACTTGTTTAAATTTCTTCTTAGCATCCTTTTGTTCTTTTGCATCCAAATCATAGATAGTTCCAATATTCACATAAGGAGCATTATGAATCACTTTAATCTGACACCTCATTCAAACCAAATCATCTAGGTTCACCTCACTAGCTTCCTCATCTGTCATCTCATTCTGCTTACCCAACATAGCTTCAATCATTCTTCTCATGTGAGAACTACCATAGGTAGAAAAAGTATACTCTTGACTTACTACACATGGCTTCTCTCCATCTCATTCCTTGAACTCATGTAAGAACTCTGGTAACTCCCATGTAATAAATACTCTTCTCTTCTCACTCTTCCCATAGGTCTTACTATTAATCTCCTGCGTTCAACAGTCAATAATAGAATACAGAGTTGCATGACATTTTCCCGCAGGAATAATTTGGGTCATGTCCGTTCTTTCACTGGTTCACCCTTTGTGTGCTTTCATTATTAATAATAGGTATAAAAAATAAAAATACCTCTTTCACATTCCCACCCTACCTACCAAATGAATGTGTTATTCTATTCTAAATCTTTGTGACTATTTCTATTATCTCATTCCATCTTATCTTATCTTTCGTATCAGTCCACCAAACCAACTCAATTTGTTTCTTAATTAACTTCAACCTATTACTCAATCACCTCTCAATTCTCCCATAAACTCATTCACTTTCAATCAACCTGGCTCATAGGTCATCAAATACCCTCTTACCATCCAATATCAATAATTGTATCTTCTCTAAGCTCTTCTCATTACACATCTTCATCTTCATTAGTTTTTTACTGATTAAATATATTAATATATATTATATTGTTTCTTCTTCATAATTCAAGTATATATCGACTTTATTTAGTACTAAATAATTTACTTAATAAGAAAAAGTGATAGGCTATTAACCATATCACTCTTCCAAAATCTTAATTAATGCTACTACTTACTTCTTATCATTGAAAGGTCATTAAGCATTCTCACAATCGCATCTGCCTCATCAACACTATTCCCTCCTTCATAATAAGTATACAATAATTCTCCTCACTCATTCAAGAACTTGCTGGCTTCTGATTCCCAAGCAACTACTATCTGCTTTCTCGCAGGGGTACTAACTGCATCTCTATGCACATGCAAAGGTAATTTCTCCATATCAATATCAAATTTACTAAATATAAAATAACCCCATCCAAATATGCTTCCACTCTCTTTAATCTTTTTATCAATCTCCTTCCACCTATACACATTACTTTCTCTCTCTGTATAGTTATCTGGCAATATACATTCATTCTCTACCTCTCCATCAACATTTCTCAATGAATGTCCATATACGGTAGCACCTCGACTATTCAATGTCACAACTGAATCTTCATTTCTATCTACATTATATTTTAGGTTTCCTCTATATCCTGTCACCATACTCCATCATGCACTCATCAATAAATAATAATCTTCACTTCCTACTCTCACTCTTCCATAGCTATATCCTTCTTTCTTGCACACAAAAGAAACAGCACTTTTCACCCACCATCCTACATTCTCATCAAATCACAACGCATCAGCTTCATAAGTAGCTTCCTTAAGATACTCATTACTAAACTCCTTCCCTATATAATCACTCAAAGCTCCATAACTCGCAACTATCGTACAACTATTTCTCCTTATATCATTCTGATTATACACGATTCATCACTTAGCAAATGAACTCGTTGGCTTCTGTATCTCATCCATATCAAAAACATTTCCCATTATCCAATCACCTTCCTCCAATCATTCTCCTATACATCCATACTCTATTTCAGTATTTTTCATGATACACAATTAATAATAAAATCATTCGTTTACTATTCGTTTACTATTCGTTTACTTTCTTCTTCAAAAAGAAGTTATATGCCATTACTGCAAATAGTCACACTTGACTTACAAAACTCATAATCTCTTTTTGTAATACGTCAGGTATAGCATACTGGAATCCAGTATAAACCAAACCAAACACAAAACACATCACCACTAGACTAATCTCTCCACTCAAATTACTTTTGTTTTTCAAAAGATTCACCAGGTAATTCATTAATGGTACTGCAATAATAACCAATACTGTTTCCATAGACATTTTCACAAAAAGAAAAAAGATAAACATATATGGTTTATCCTTCTTCAATCTTTTATCAATGTCTATTCCAATCTACTTAAACACTTGCTCTTCAATAACTAACTTTCTTCTTCCTCACCTACCTTCCTAAATCAATACTCTCTAGCTTCCTCTTCCTTATAAAATAATCTATCTCACTTCTCTTTCTTATACTTAACTTCATCATACCCTTCATCTCCTGGAGAATAATATATTTTCTCTCATTTCTTTCATACACTACCTACTATCATCTTCTTATCTTTTATTCTTTCCATCAATCATTCTCTTCATCCTTTCTTTAATTCCACAACCTCTAACTTCACACTTCACAATCATTTAGCTTTCCCATCTACAGCTTCATTATATTCTTTCTTAATATTCTCCAACTCAATATCAATATCCTTAACACTCTCACCCATCAACTCCAAAAACATTTTTCTATTAATTATCTTCACCACCTTACTCTCTATGCTATTCATTTTGGATTCCTTTGTTTCTGTCCTATACGCTCTCCATCATTTTTTCCCTTCTTCCAAAACATCTCACACATTTAATGCAATTCCTCATTCGCACTTATATGTAATGCATCACTCTATAAATAATGGAGCATTCCCATAGTTCTTCACTACTCACTCTTTCACTACAATATACATAACAACTTCTTTAATTATAAAAATAGACTAACCAACAACCAACATAGCATATTGTCGTATTCGTGTACTGTAACTTCATGATTCTGTATAGGTCAATGTAATATTAGTATCATCTACAGCACTAACAGTCCACCTTCCTTCATCTGACGCACTACTGGGAGAATATTTAAACAAACCATCCTCATAAACATTATCATCAATATCATAAGCCTTTTGTGTCATCACTCAATCATTATCACCCCAAAATCCTCACCTCGACCTACTATCATCTCAACCACGCGTCTCTGCCATAATGAACTTGGGTTTCTTACCTAGTCAATGGGCAATCACCCAATCAGATTGAGCAGAACTCTGGAAGGTTATAGAACCACTTAATACTTTAGCATTCTTCCCAAAGACACTATTAGCTTTCAACACAGTCAATATCCTACTATCATCAACCAATGCTTCCGTTTCTGCCTGGGTCAATATTTCTGCAATACCCTTTACTCCTTCACTAGCATCAGACACAGCAACATCCAAATTATTTATATACTCCAATGTCACAAAATGCTTTTCACTAGGTGGGGTAGAATAATCTGCATCAACCATTTTTGGTCGTTCTGCAAATGTTTTTACTCCACTCACCTCCTGGTCCACATCATTATTCAAAGCAACAGCATTCACAGGACTTGCCCACTCTCTCTCATCAGTAATAGTTCCACTACTAATGCTAGCTAACTTAATAATATTTCCACTTGGGTAACTCGCACCTGTTTGAATACTACCAATTCATGTTCCATCTTCTTCATTCTCACTTCCATCATCAATAGGAGTTTGTGATATTTCCACATAAACCTTTTTAGTTCATGTAGTATCAACAATCAATGTATCACTTAATCTATAAATGACAAAAAACTCTTCATCACCTCTACTTACTGGCACAAAACAATATCAAGCACTCACTTCTCCTCATGACACTTCCAACCCAGTTGCAACACCTTTGGTTGTTAGAGCCTGGATTATCTTAGAGAGGTCATGGTCATACATGATATTCTCACCATTCAAATTACTTACTCTTTCACTCATACCATATTCATTACTATCTAAATATTTACTCATTGTATATCTTATTCCCATACTCTCTCAATGTCTATTTCAATTCTAATCTTTTTATCCTTTCCTTCATATCAATTATTTGTTCTATGAAATCCTTGCTCTTCACTCTCTTCTCACTCAATCCTATTTCCACTTTCTCTAAATCACCCTTCTTTATTTTTTTTGACACTACTCTCATATTCCCATCAAAAAATACTAAATCACTTCCAGTATAAACATAACAAGCAACCAAATCTCATAAACTACATTCAAAATAATCCCTACTCCTAGGAACTATATTAATTTCCTTGAAACTATTTTTCCTTTCTTCCAGATAGTTACTGGCAACAGCATCACCATTTCCACTCACACTCACACTTCTTGCAATCACTCATCTCCCATCTCTATCAACTTCTCTACATGAAAATGAATATAGATGTGGGCTTTCTAATCATTGACTATGCACAAGGTTCAACTTCTTAATTCTTCACAAGGCTCTAAATCTCATACTAATTATATTATGTGAATCCCTATTATATACAACACTCTCTCCACTCTCTGAATCTGTAATGGTTATTGTAGCACTTCCATCATCACTACCATCCCAATCTCCATTATAAAAAACAAACTCATAATTCTTTCACTTCTCTAATCACAACAAAGTCAAATCATAATCATTCACTCCATCCCAAAAACTCCTTTCCAATAAATCACTCTCACTCCCTATACTTCATCCATTAATATTATCTATGGTCTCTCACTTTCTTCTACCATACCAACCACCTTCAACTATTCATCTATCTCCATCCTTCCTAAATCATTCATCATACTCCTCATATTCAATACTCAATCCACTTCATACTCCATCATATCATCCATTACTAGAATCTACCACATTACTTACATCATCTTCTCACGAGAATCATGCAACATAAACGATTCATTCACCTCCAATAATATTTCATCTACATACTTCAATAACTTCTTCATTACTTAACTTTTTATTGTATCTCCTAAATTCTCTTAATTGTCATACTAATCATTCATTACTGGAAGAATTTTTGTTAAGTAGATATAATTGATTACTGGAAGAAGTATCGGTTGTTAAAACATTATGTGTGATAGAAACAACACCTCAATCAACAATAATATCCACATCTCCTAATTGTCTTTGGGTTCAACTATCTAAATTATTATTAATCCTAACTCCAATCCATACTTCCTTACCTCTTGGAATCTTACTAATACTACTCACTTCCAATCCATTACTTCATTCAATACTCACAACAACACTCCCATCACTCCCTATCTTTACTCCACTCTTTTCATCATAGGCTCATAAGTATCATTCACCACCATCCCATCTCACATAAAAGAACATGGTTTGCTTTTTTCTACTATCCATACCACTTACTACTGGCACAGTTATTTTTCCACTACCATCACTCTCATAACAATATCCTGGAACATATCCCAACCCTCATCTATTGAATCCTAATGACTTCACATCTATATCATCTCATTCTCATAAATTTACTAAATGAGTATAGACTTTTCCACTCACCAAATAATCATCCAATCCACTATCATTAATCCAACCATTCTCCACTAACTTACTCCAATCTTTCTCATTAAACCCAACACTATCTTCATCTTGTGATACATTCACAACACCATCCTTCTTCACCAGGACTTTTGTTGCAACATTCTTCCCATCACTTTCTATACTCACCTTACTTATATTTGTTTTTCATGCACTATTTACATCACTTCTATACTCCAAAAAACTATCATCATCTATACTCCTATCTACTCCAATATCACTCCCAAAAATCAACTTAGTTCCATCAAACTTAAACACATATCATCCACCAACCAAATCTCATAAAATAGAAAAGATACTAGCACCAGCATCAAAAACAATCTCTCCATCAATAATATCATCAACATCACACTCCAACTCCAACCCACTCCAATCAATATCATTCATATCATCCCACACCTCTCCAACAATAGTCTTCACTTTCTTATCGGTGAAACTTTTATCTGCATCAATTATTTGCACATCTAAGAACCCCATTAAATCATTAAAATGCACTTCAACTTCTTTCAACCCTCCTTCCACTCACACTATCACTCCATAACATATTAATTTCTCAATTCAACCATCCAACTGCTTCGTAACCTTAATCTTCCTATAATCATATAACCACTCACTATTAGCATAATCACCTAATAAATCCACACCAAACTCTCACACTCACTTTCCACTTAATTTTTCACTAAAAGAGAAACTAGGCACATTCAATATCTGTCCTTCTATCTCCCATCACTTATTCAACAAATATACATTATACATCTTTACATCAATACATCACTAAAAGTAATATTTATATCAAAATCACTATCATACAATCACCCATCCTTATCAAAAATAAGGAATCTCGTAATTCCTAATACTATTGGTCGCACACTTCACTCCTGTCTCGCTCCTCATTGACTTACTCCATTCTTTGTTATGGTCTCACTCTTACTATTAACCACTATCACATCTCCATCAACTCCATCTATATCCATCACAAAACTACTCCCATCAGTAATATTCTTTATCATCACTGGTCCATCAACATCGCCAGTACAATTCAAAGTAATCTCCACAGGTGATTCTTCACTTCCTTCTCCATAACATTCTGTATACCCATAATTACTATTCATCTTCACTCCTAACTTCACTCCCAACTTCATCCCTCCATAATTACTTTCTATTCATGTAGCCACCTTTTCAATCGCTCCAAATAATCTCGCATCATTAGCAAACAATACAACATTCCATTTTCTATCTGCTCCTTCCATCCAATCATCTTCTTCTATCTCTACATCCAATGGCTCTTTTATCCTTGCATCAATAACCCACTCCCTATCCTGCTCATCACTAGCACTAAAAACTTTCCTCTCCACTTCTCATCCACTACTTTGCATTTTAAATAATGAATCCAAATAATCTCTTCACTTACTCAATCCTACTTTATTATCTGCTCTAATTATTCATGCAACAAAAATCCTTCTCCCTCTTATATAAGTTCTACTATCATCCACTCCATTACTACCATCAATATTACTTATCTCATCATTGAAGTTTTTTTTCCTCCAATCACAAACTTGAATAGCAATCTGGAAATCATCTGTTGTTTTACTTATCAATCATCCATTCCATTTATAACTCTTTCCAATCATCTTTATTATAATTAATTATTTAAAAATTTATGACTTCCATTTTAGCTTCTCAAAATTACTCCAATAATCTCATGCTCCATGATTATTTATTGTATTATTCTGCACCTTATTAGTAACATGTCATCACTCACTATACCCATTCCTCATCCCTTCTAGTTTCCCAATCAATGCCCTATTCTGTTTTACCATCCATTGTGGCACAACATACTCTCACTTATGCACTACTCATGCAACATCATTCACTCCTCCATCTCATGTATATCCTCATCATGCAAATCACTTACTAGCCCTAGCACTATTCAATTCTCTTTGCTTAACGATAGCTCCATTTATTTGTCCTATCAATGCCCTATATTCATTGGTCATAGCATTGGTATTACTCATCAATATCTCATGTGTCGTATTACTCAATTCAATAGTCGCACTCGCAACATCTCTCTGCATCTGTATCAACTCCTCTTTCTGTTCTTCTAACTTCAACTTATCCCTAGCTAACTTCAATATAAGATTCTGCTCTTCTGTACTTAATCTTTTAAACTGTTCCGTAGCAATTAAAGCATTCAACTCCTCCTCACTCTTTATATTTTTCTCCTGGAAGAACTTATATATATTCTGCTCCATCTCCAATCTCTTCTTACTCTCCTCAAACTTAGCATTCTCCAGGTCAATCTTATCTTGCGCTTCTTTCTTCACATTCTCTTGCTCTTGTTGGAAGTCCAATGCTTCTCTTCTCTCCTCTGATAATTCAGCCCTTTCCCTTTCTGCTTTCAATAACTCACTTATATCTTCTCCCTCTCATTTGGTGGCTTCACTTATATTCAACTTGGTGTCTGCTAACCTGGTCTCCAATTCTTCCAACTCCTTCTTCAACTCAATCTCTTTCTCCAACTTATCTTCTACATCAATATTTCCACTATTGAACTCATCATTCAATTCTTTCACAGCTTCTTTCTGTTCTTTAATACTCTTCTCTATTTCTACCTGGCTCTCTATTTGGTCTCTCAAAAAATCATTAGTATTACTATTCAAATCATTATTAGCATCACCTTCAATCTCTTCAACCATATCATTATATTCTTCACTCAATTCTCTCAATTCATTTTTTATCTCTCTCAATCACTTCACTATCCCTTCATTATACTCCACTATCTTCTCACTATACTTCTCACTCGACTTCTCAAAATCTTCATTAGCATCTTCTAAATCTCCAAATCCATCTTCTACATCCTTCATTGCTTCCTTAATATCTTTTGCCATGTTCTTTCATGCCTTTCATGCTTTATTTGTAGCATCTTCTACTCATCACATTCCTAACTCTGCTATTCATAACGCCCCCATAAACGTACTATCATAATCCTTCAACACCAAATCATTATCACTCACTATCTTATCCTTCACCCTGGTATTACTGGCAATTATTTCATCTCCCATTTGGTAGAAATTCGCTTTCACTTCTGCAAAGGCTCATTTAGTATTCTCACCAAACTCATCAACAAACTCATTCCCTGCTTCTCCTACTTTATCAAAAGCAGCCTTACTCGCACCAACTAAATCAACATATTCCTTTTTCTGAATAGTATTTAATTTCCCTATATTTACTCCCAATAATCTTTCTGCTTTGGCAATGAACTCATTAATCTTATCAACTGCACCACTTACCATATTAGTCACTCATGCAATGAGATTCTGTGAAACTCCACTAGCTACCAATTTAGCTACATCAGCAAAAGCACCGAACAAACTTGTCACTACCTTAAACCCATTCCTCCAGGCATTCATTTGGTCTTTATTTACTGCTACCACTAACTTCACAAAACTACTCAATGCAAAGGCTATTCATCTTATAGCTATCCCTAGCCCTCTAAACATCTGCAATATAATCTCACCGAAGCTCTGTGTATCTTCTCATCACTTACCCATCTCTATTCCAAACGCACTCATCACATCAGTTACAATGCTCTTGATTGCTGTAAACACTACTCCAAAGGTTCTTCCTATCTCTATTATCGCCTGGAATATCGCAGCTCAATATTTCTGTATGAATGTATCAATCTTTCCCAGGATTCAACCTACTTGTCATGCAACATCCTTTCAAGCATTTGCAAAGGTATCTTTTATCGTACCTTGCAATCTCTTCAACTGATTAGCAAAGGAAGCACTCGTTCTTACTGCATCTCCCTGTGCTTTGGCTGTCTTATCTAAATACAACTCGTAAGTCGCCAACGCCTTCTGCTGTGCATTCAACTCCTCTCCTGTCTTGGCTATTCCCAACTGGTAGGCTTTTTGATTCACTTCTGCCTGGTTCATAGATATTCCCAAACTCTTCAATGCCTCTCTCTCTCCCAACAATCCTTTAGTAAGAGCATTGATTGCCTGGGCATCTGATATATTATTGAAACTGGCTAGGTCCACCCCTAACTTCACTATCTCTTGCGATAATTTACTTGTAGCTTCCTCACTAAACCCCAATGGATTCAATAAATCTCCTATACTCGCACCAAATCACTTCAAATCCAAACTACTTCTACCAACTGCACTAGCTATATCATCAAAGGCTCTATTTGCTTCTTCTGCTACACTACCAAAAACAGTATCAAACTTACTCTGTGTCTCCTCCAGGTCACTTCACAAGGTCAATAGTTTCTTACTGAATGCTATAATCGCAGCTACCGAAAAAGCACCGGCAATGATTCAACCCAACTTCCCAAAAGACTTTCACATTCTACTGGTTTGCTTTTGGCTTTCATCACCCATCTTCTTTACTCCATCCTTCACTCTCTTTGTAGCCTTCACCAATCCATTATCATCAAAGGTCACTCACACTCTTAAATCTCCAATATTTCCCATAGGAACAAATTAATTATATAAATTTCCAAACTTCTTTTTAAATCAACTCTTATTTGGTTTCTCACTCTTTCTCTTCTTATCATATTCTTCTCTACCAATTATTACTCCTATATCTTCACTATATAAATTGAACTCCCATAAACTCATCTTCATTATACTCTCGTTACTTTGATTCAAATAATGCATTACTCTACCGACTAGAATATGGAAGTCATGCCCTATACTATCATCTGAATCTTCAACAACTTTCTTAGAACTTTTGTTGGCTCATCATAGGGCTTTTTTAAACTCTTCTTCTATATTCTCATCTTCCATCCTAATCAAATAATCAACCCACAACTTGAATTGCCTTTTATTCAATATAGGCAACTCATCATTATACTCCATCAACATATCCTCATACACACTTTCATCTCTCTCCAGTATTCTCCAATAACTTTCAACACTCATATCACCACACCTAAACTCTTTCCCATGATACTTAAAAACATTTACTCTTCTCATACCCCTATCTTCTTAGATAAAATATTTATAAACTGGAATATTTGCCCATCATCCCAATTCTTTAAATCCACCTTCTCATTAAATACTCACAAATATTCTTCCACTACTGGCTTCCACTTATCTATTCTCTTTACTCATCTCAATCTATCCCATAAACCATACCTCACTCCCACAAAACTCTTCATTACTCCTACCGGTATATCTCACATCCTATACCCTTTTCCATTCACCATTAATGTATCAATACTCTCATCTCTATCTAAATCATATACCACCATCTTTTTTGCCCAAAATAAAAAGCATACTACTATCCAAAGTAATATGCTTCCTATTTTATTTTTCAATGTCTATGCAATTTCTATCCTTGTTGCTCATCAACAATTCTAAACAATGAGTTGTCTGATGTAGGTTGTGCCTTAATCTCTATGGCAAATGTCGCTGCATCATCTCCTTCATCTGGTTGCCATGTGAACTCTATTCCTGCTCTATTATATCCTTCAAAAAATTCTACATAGAACTCCTTCCCATCACTATCAGTATTTACAAACTTATATTGATTAACCTGGAGAGTTTTAAGTACATCTTTAAACACCAATGTCTTACTACTCGCAGGAGTATATTTATAATCAACTGTTATGACTCCTGTCTGTGCTGTCATTGGAGTAACATAGATATTCCCATTAGCATCTTTAGATATACTATAATCCGTATCTTCTGTAAGAGCAACATCATCTTCCTTCACATCATATCATGCTACACTAAAGTCCATTATAGACTTATCAGCATTTCTATAATTCAAAGCAATATTCTGTCCTGTTACCCAACCAGTTCACTTCTCTTCTCCTGTAACTGTAACTTCACTACCATCTGAACTAGCATAATCAGGCAACCCAGTAAGAGCATATATATTCTCCAAATTGAACTCATACAGATTAGCACTAAACAATGCTTCATCAATCTTAGTCTTTGGTGCCATCTTTGCATTATCTGCAACTAATTCTTTTGTGGTTGTGGTTACATTCATTACTGCATCTTTCAATGCACCAAAGTTAGTAAATGTATTTCCATTGTCTGTACTAACCATTAGCTTTCCACTACCAAACTTTACTGTCTCTGTGTTTTGGAATGTTGTTTGCATTTTATCATATAATAAGAATTTAAAATAATCTCTATTTGGCAACCTTAACTCTAACCGTAATATTCAACCCATACATCTTAGCACTAGAATCTCGCTTTCCTATATCTTTCAATACCAGTACACTTTTGATTCCATTACTATCATCTCTCTCTCAATGTAATATAGCATCTATCCTATCTCCTATCTCATCAGCTTCTACATCTGTACTAGCCCACACCGATAATTGAAAGATATGTTTTTGAATAGATTGTTGGCTAAAAGCCCTTTCCCTATTCAATCTAAATATACTCACCAAAGGTACATCAATATCCACATCAGCAACACCACCAACTATCTTATCGGCACTTCCTACTAATGTAATCAAATCTGTATCTCCAATTAGTTTACTATAGATATACTCATTACTATTCATTGTATCATCTTAATAAGCTAAATGACATTTTTTTCAATGTCTATTATTTCCTACTTCAAATATCTTCATAATCTCCTCTTCACTACTTTGGCAAACAACTTTCATGCTTCCTCTTCATTCTCTATCAATGCCAACCTTAGAAAGCTCCTTGGTGCCATATACCTACTCCCAAACTCTAACCAATATCCATAGTTCGCTGCATTCTGCAATGTTCCTATAATATGCTTATACTTACTCTCCTTATTGGTTGTGATACTTCTTTTAAGATTCCCTGTTACTGGAGCATCAGGATTCATTGGCAACCTCTCTGGGTCTCTTGGGGTTATATCCTTCACCTTTCCTTCCAACATCAACACCACATCATCCATCCCAAACTCCAAAGCATCTTTTATCTTCTCCTCATCCAACTCAAACTCCCATCACTTTCATTTTATCTTACTCATTCCACTTTATCAATAAAACAAAGTAAATGGTCATCTCCTCATCCTATTCATTGCACAGGCTCAACACTTCTCACATCATACCTAATACCTCATATTGTAACCCTATCTCTCTCTATGATGTTTTGGTTCAATAAGAACCTGGCTTTGTGGGTCGTTTTTCTATATCACCCTACTCATTTCTCCAATCAATTCTCATAACTTACTTTGTTTGCACTAACCACACACAATACATCATTCTCTATCTCACTCCAATTTCCTTCAACTGGACTTCCATATTTATTCTTACCAGGAACATTCCTTTCTATCAAACATTTCTTTCCATGTCTTCCAATCACCTTACTCAATAACTTCATCTATCTTGCTCTTCAAAAAGTAAAAGCCCTATATCTCTTTAAAATATCCAGGCTACTTCTACCATACTTCGCCTTAGCCATATCCTCCACTTCAACATCACTATAATAACTCAATCTTATTCCATCAACACTCTCACTCTTCAATCTCTCTTCTCTCTCTCCTCATTGATTATTATATTCATCCCTACACATATTCAAAAATACTCACTCAATATCTCACACCTCTTCCAGGTCATCCCATCAAGCAGTATATTCTACCTTAATCTCTCCACTTATACTCGACTTCAACACAACCCTTCTTCCTCTTATCATCTTCACCTCACCACTCATATCATTCCCATCTTCATCATACAGACTTATGGCTCTTATATTTCTCAATCTAAGGAATAACTTATTTGGTCAATCTAAATACTCCACATATTCGGCGGTACCTAAATTCCATCAAAAGAAATTATCTAGGCTCTTGGTCATCCTAGATATAATACTACTTAAACTATCATCCTGGGTATCATCTGTGATACTCAAAAATCCCTTCAATGTACTTAACTCGGTATACTCCATATTATTCAAATTCACTAAATAAATTATTCCAACTCACTCACTACTCACTCCAACTAATCAACCACATCTTCTAATTCTTCAACTTCACTCTTCACACTTCATACATCTACTTCAAACCAATCTGTATTCACAACAAACTCCACAGGCTCTCTTAAACTATTAACATCATAACTAACAACAAAACTAATTCTATAAATTCAGCTCCTAGACATAAATGGCAATCATAATCAAAAATCTCATATAACATCTGGATTCCCTTCCGTACAATCACTCTCACTCTTACCAAAACTATTACTCCATTCCTTCACATATATCCTATATTCATCACCCTTCTCCTGGAGGTAGGCAGTAACATTGGCAACACTGGTTATATATCTGCAATATTCTACTCTATAACTCACTGTATCTCATTGCACATAAACCTCCTTATCTACTGGGAATGGTTCGTTCCAAAAATCAATTACAGCTATTGGCTTCAATGCAACATTATAATACAGGAATCCAAACAAACACAACAACCCAATTCATAATGTCTTCCAAATATTTTCCTTAATCATTATCAACCAACCTTTAATAAATAAACTATTCCTCATGCGATAGCAGCCATTAATGCTTTCCATATAATATCCCAACTTGTCTTATATGGCTTAAACTCTTCATTACTTACCATGTTCTTCTTAATCTCCTTCAACTCTTGCTCTATCCTACTCACATCATTCTCTATCATAACAATCTTCCCTGTATTGGTTAGAATCTTATCTGCCTTTCTACTTAACTTGTCTATGTTTTGTTTTATATATCTCATCTCTACCTTAAACTCACTCATTACTTCATTATCCGACATCACCAGTGACTATAATATATTTAAAACTTCCCAACACATTATTCTTCTTCTCCCTCACCCTTATCATCTCCTTCTCCACCATCATCATCTTCTGCTCCATCTCCTTCTCCTTCTCCATCAAACTTACCTGCATCATCATCTTCTAATAATTCCACTAGGTCGGCTTTCTTTTCATTCCCTTCTAACTCTACTCCTTTCTCTTCAAAACCTCTCAATGTGACCTCTTCCAATAGTTCAGTCTTATTCATTTTCTTATATGCTTTCTTGGTCTCTGTCTTCTCTTCTTTTACTGCCTTCACTTCAACCTTACCAACCAACACAAATCCATGAATCAAATAAGTTTCTGCATTTGTTACATTTACTGTTCTTCCTGGAGCGATACCATTATAGGTATTCTTACTCTTGTTTACTAACTTCACCAATTTTTCCATCATCTGTATATATAAGATAAAATTATAATACTCCATCAATGTATGTAAGCACCTATTTTTTTCAATGTCTTTTCCACCAATAAGAAAAACCACCCAAAAAGGTGGCTCTCTCATCAACAACTATCTTCCTATTATTTTACCAATAGATTCTTAGCTATTGCCATTGCTTCTGGTGATTCTACTTGAACATCCATTCTAGCAGTAATTACAAACAATGTTCCTCTCAATCTTGCTTCTCTTTGTGGTTCAATTGTGATTGCTCTTTGGATTCCTCGTAGAATATTCTTGTCATTTCCTAGAATAACACTCGCTCCATCCAAAGTACATTCATGTACCACATTCTCATTACTATCTCCACTATCTAAGTCAAACGGTATAGCATCTTCTAATGTCAAATTATCTGTAGCGATAGATGCAATAGTAGAAGCAAACTGTTTCGCTTTTCCATAGTTCAACACAACAGAATCTCATGCAGTTAATCCACTAGCTTCTCCAGTAGAAAGAGGGACAACAAGGTCTCCTGCTGTTACATCTGTATCTATTGAAAGAGCAGAACCAATTGCGACTGGTTCATTTACATCCATGTTTGGTACTTCAACAAAAGGTTTACCATAAGCACCTCTTTTATCTACTGTATTCAAACTAACTTCATATTTATCATTGAAGTCAATTATAAGGTCATTTGGCATATACAATCCATTCACTCCCTTTCTGAATTTAGTAGCAAGAGATTTGTATAATTTAGACAACTTCGCTTTATCCATATATCTATCTTCAAAAAGATTCGTATCTGCACAATCAATAATCGTACCTCCATCTTTTTGGATTCTATACATTGCTCCGTCAAACTGTTGTAGACAATCCAATGGGTCATCACTCTTTCTTCCATACAATACTATATCTTCAATTTGGTTTTGACCTTGTGAAGCAATCATTCTCATCATGTGTTCTTTGAACTTAGCACCTTCAATGTTATCTTCAATTTCATCATCATAGATAAACACCTCTGCAATAACTTCTTCACTAGATAACTGAATACTTGATGTCAACGCTTCAACTCTCTTAGCCTTATCCAACTCTACTCCTCTCGTAGCAGGGTAGAAAATCTTTTTCCCAATACCAATCTTACCAATCTTGGCTTTTGGTTGATTCATTCTAATCACTCTAATTCTATTCAACAACACACTTTCATCCATCACATAATCAATAAATGCATTGGCTTGTGCTGTATTCAAATGGACTAGGTCGCTAGTTTCTCCATTTGTAAATGCTTTCATAATCTTTTGTGCTTTGTCCATCTTCAATATATACATATAAATTTAAAAAGGTTTATACCCTATACTCTATTATGCCCAAACATTGTCAGGGTCTCATGCTTGATTCTTCTCTATATTCTGTTGGCTACCCTTACTATAAGATTCACATTTCTCCAGTCTCCCTTCCAATGCTTCACATTTAGTAATTCTTTCTCCTACTTCTTTCAAATCACTTACAATCTTTCCAACATCATCTCCACTAATATTTAGTGAAGCATATTTCTTTACATCTTCAATACTAACTTCCTTCAATACTTCTTCTAACTTAGCAACTCTTTCCTCCATTGCTGTTCCTTCTGCTTCTGATTTTTCAACCTTACCTTCTAACTCCTCTGCTTCTTTAGAGATAGTTTCTTGCAATGTTGCAACCTCTTCTGCTTTCAAAACCACTTCATCAAATTTCTCTTCTTTGATTAATGTAACAATCTCGGCATTCAACTCTGCCATCTTCATAATGTTTTCCTTCATTGTCTTATATAATAGTTAAATAAATACTTGGTACGATTGACACAATAGCATACTTCCTATTTTTTTCAATGTCTTTTGTATCTCTCACTTATTTCATCCAACTTCTTCACACTCTCCTTACTTAATTTACTCTTCTTCTCCTTCTCTCCATCTCGCATCTTCTGAATACTAAACCTATTCTCTGCATAAGCTACGGCAGGTCTTTTCCCTTTCCTTAATAAACTCACTCTCTCTACTACACACTCCACTAACTTTTTAGCCATCTTCCACATCTTAATAATAAAAATTAAATACTTATCCTAGCTCCACTTCCTTCAATACTAATCCCCACATAATCTCCATTCAATATTTCATCATACAAATCATCACTAAACTTAATCCCTATAATCCGACTTCATGCAGGTATCACCAATTCCTCATCCTCATCCACAGTAAAGTCACATGGCATTATATAACTCTCCACATAATCATACTCCTCATCTTCTATATCACTATTCTCCTCATGGTCTATATTAATCTTCTTCTTACTTAGGTTCATAACGAACTCATGAGCTGTCTTGGTTATCTCATCCACATCCATTATATCTCCATTTCTATCCTCCTCATCAGGCACTAATGCAACAAATAATATTGTATTATGCTTGCTCTCACTTTTTATTAGTCTCACCAATCACATGACATATCATTAATAGCTAAATTATTGCCTAACTTATACAATAAAAAAAGCCCTAATCAATGTCTATTGACTAAGGCTATACTTTATATCACTTGGACTTCCTATGGCTCTTAGTCCATTCTTGGGTCACTCAATCTCTTCTTATGGTCACATCTACATCCAGGGAATCTCAATGGTCTACTATGCCCACTTGGGTAGTCATCATCAGCAGGAATCCAACCAACACTAGCATTCTCCTCACATCACTCACTCACCTTATCATCTTTTTGGGTGGTCCATCTCTTCCATCCTTCTACACCATACTTCTCCTGGAGCAACTTAAACTCCTCATCCTTTCATGCTATATAAGCATTCCCTAATTCTGTGGTAGCTATCAACTTACTTCTGTAAGGACTGAAAGCAAAATCACTTTTAAGAATCTTAGCAATATCATTATATCACTCTCCACTCTCCAACGCCTTTGCCACTAACCCATTAATCCTTTTCCTAGTCGTACTATCTACCCTAGTAACTAATAAGGCTGCATTTTCCTTTGCCCATCTACTGGCACTATCAGCATCCATATTGAAACTCAAATCTAATCCAGGCTCAAACTCTTCCATATCTATTCATAATCTCTTCACTCACCTCATGAATCATCTACTTATTGCTTTCCCAATCACCTTCAACATCTCGGCAAACAAATCCACACTCATCTTCTCTACCTTATTCTCATCATTCTCCTTCAAATACTGATTCTCTTTCAACTCCTCATCATACTCCTTATATAATTTCACAAACAACTTATTCAATGACTTAATCAATTTCTTCTGCTCCTTCACCAACTCCTTATCCCAATCAAACAACTTCACAGCTTCCTTCATTAATCACACTTCTTCTATCTTCTTTACTCCATCTATATTCACACACATCCTAGACATCATACAATCTAAAATTACTCATACATTTTATTAACCTCTTCTGTTATCATTTTCTCTACCTTACTCATCACCTGTCACATGCTCATCCCATCCTTCGCCATCTTCTCTATTTCTCACATCCTATCACTCATATCATCCACATCTCCATTACTAGCATTCAACTTCTCACCTTCACCATTTGGTAATGGGTCTTTCCCTATCATAGCCCTTCCTTCATCAGGAGTCAATATTGGTCCACCTACATATCTATTAACTACTGTACTCATCTCACTATCATCACTCGTATCAACACTCACAAATTCAATACTCTCATACCCCTCTTCTTCCTGGAAGAGATATTTAAGTTGTTTCAATAATCTCTTCTGTTCCGGCTTAACCAAAAACTTATTCATCTGTTCTATCGCAGTCTTACTGCTCGCATAATTACTATTATCACTCAATATCAAATCATACGGTATATTCAATCTTACTGCACAACTCTTCTCCAATTCCTTTCTATATGGTAGAAGGTCTTTTGCTACTGGCTTATCAGTTACATCAATCTTCTTTACTTCGGTTGGTACCATCACCCAACTATAATCATTCGTATCTCCTTTTATCTTACTCTCCAAATATGCAACCAAATCCTCAAAATCCTCATCACTTAAATTATCCTTCACATCCTCTAAGAAAGAAACATTAATTCCTCCTCTCTGAAAGAAAGCATCAAAGTTACCATCTATATTTCCTATCAATGTCACAGGAACAATAATTGGTTCCCATACACTATCTCCATAATCCTTATCCTTCAAACTGATTCTCTTAAAATTGATTATCCCATTCAACTCACTATTCCACCCACACTTCATCTTTTTATTGGGCACTAGGGTATCACTCTTGGATTCCTGTATATTATCAAATACCTTCATAGCATCATCCCTCTCCTCTTTTGGAATCCACTTGTTGAAATACTGTGCATCTACTCCTACTCTCTGCACAAACCCATCTCATCCATTTATATATCTCACACTATCATTAATTACTGGCTCTAATCTTATTATATCTCACTTAGCATTCTCAATCACTTCAAAAAACGCACTACCTTGCAACAACCTATTCTTCACCAATAATTCTATATCAACCAACATATTAATCTTATTCAACAAATCTTCATTATCACACTTAAACCCACTATCACATCACAAACTAACCTTATCAGTCAATCCACTTACGATATAACTATTATCATACAACATACTTAAAGCAGCAGCACTAATACTAGGCTCTTTCACACTACTCCCTCATGCCCAATTCTCATTCAACTGCTTTGATTCTCCACTCTCTGCCTTTTTATCAAATACTTTTGACACCATACTTCCTCCACTAGCTTTCTTTACCTTACCTCTTGCCATCACTTCACATAAATATCTAAAAACATTCCAACCTTATATCTTATTAATTATTTCTCTCAATGTCTATTCTCTATCTCTCTAATCATTCACTCAATCACCTTATAATCTCTCACAAAACTTTTAATGGCTCTCTTCTGCTTCTTATTACATCCCAGGGTCACCAATACAGCATTCAATGTATAACTATTTTCGGTAGGCAAACTGTCACCATGCTCCAATCTCAATAATGCACGCTCATCTACCTTTGTCTCCCTAGCCAATTCCTTCGTACTCATTCACCTATCTATCCTCAATACTCTTACCAGGTTTCATAATGCACTTATGGTCTTGGGGTATCGCTTCTTTAGATTATCTGTATAGAACTTATCTTTCTCCAGGTCAAAAAACCTATACAGACTATCCAATATACTCTTCCTATACTTTCACTTACTACTTCCCTTCATTATGGAAATTAAGACACTTTGACTAATTCAAGTATCTCTACTCAATTTACTCAAACTATCTTCCTTTCCTGCATACTGCATTATCTCATACTTCAAACTCATAACACAACCATTACAAATTAAATCACATTCTCTTACAGAAATCACCAACCATATCACTACTACTCATTACCTTCTTATCTCCTCACACTCCATCAACTATCTTAATATCATTCTTATCACATACTTCCTTCTCTGGTATATTATCACTACTCCTATCTCCTCCATTCATAAAATACTTAGGTCTCAATAAATCCAATGCTTCAATCATATTATCTCCTGGAACACTTGTAACTATCACACCAGTTTCATTAATACATCTCCCTACACTCTCCACTATCTTCATTCTATCTTCCAGGGGTAGAAAGCAATAACCTTTCTTATCCATCAAAAACTTATCATCATTCACCACTACCACAAGGAAATCTAAATAATAACCCTCTCACCTATACATAGCATCTCTCATTAAATCAATATGCCCACTATGGATTCCATCAAACCCTCCACTTACCATACCAATCTCTTCTCCTATCTGCTCCTTACTTATTCCAATATACTCTACTACTTCATCAAACTTCTTAATAATCATCTTAATACATATATATAATAAATAAATGTCAATATTCTCTAATCAAATCACTTTCCATACATCCCTACGCAACTTTCTTCATTCAATTTACATTAACCCTCTTCAAAACTCACATTCTCTTCCCCTCTTTACTTTTCATATTTCTAATATTATTTACTACTTCTCACTCATCTAGTCATCTTCATGTTCCTATATATCATACAATACACAAAAGCATCCATCACATCATCATTCTTTATATCAGGGAACTTAGTGAGTTGGTAGACTAAATCACTCAATCATCACGACCTAAAGAATATATCTCAAAACTCCAAATCTCCTACTATACTCATCAACCTTTGTCTCTTCCCTTCTGTTGCATGCACTCCCTTCATAGGCAATCATGCTTTCTTTAAATCCAGGAACAACTTATATTCTTTGTTGGTTTCATATACGATATAATCAGGCTTAAACCTTTCATTCAAACTCTTAATATTCTTCTCATTCGCCAATGGGTCTAACTTATATCATTCACTATATAACTCAAAAACTTTATCTCCTTTTACTCCTACAACACATACTCCAGTAAAATCATTTGCTTCTCCATCCTTCACAGCTGGGTCAATACTCATTATCACTCTATCAAACTTCTTTGGTATACTCTCCCAATACTTAATCCATGCTTCTTTCACTAACCTCTCTCCACTCACCATTGGTATATGCCTATACTCTTGATTGAAGGAAGCAGTACCCATTTTCTTTAATTTCCTTTTCAACATCTCCACACTTCGCTTCTCTGGTCGCAATAGGTTACCAAAGTTCTCATCACACGCACTCTTCATAATCGTCTTCCATCACCTCTTCTTCAACTCCATAACCAAACACATCTCACTTATTATCGTTCACACTACCACCATCTTAAACTTACCAACATCATCTATATCATCTACTATAGCACCATAGAGAGTATTGATTATCCAATTATTGAAGTCATCAATTACTCTTTTATTTCTTATATCTTTATCTTCCTGTGGGTCATCCACTATTATCAACTCTGGTCTGCTTCATCTGAAAGCCTGTCCTTTGGTACTGGTTCACAAATATACTCCATTCAATAACTCTACCTCCTTACCAGTCCACTTCCTCAATCTCTTATCCTTCACATCATCGCTATTATTCGGCACGAGATTCCCAAATATCCATAGTAAACTACTATTCTCTTCCAACTCCTTCCTTATCTTACCAATACTCTCCTTACCTAGCTTCTCACTAGATATATATGATATACTATAATACTTCTCATAACATCATGCCCACAACATATACTCTATTATCGTTGTACTTTTTGCATGCCCCCTGGGGTATATACAATTAACATCATCATCACTATCCAATGCTTCCCATATCTCTGCTTGGAAGTCTGCTACTGGTAATTTCTTATTTGTATCTTGCAATATTCCTTTCCTCTTCTCCAGGTGAAAATGCACAAACCACTTTTTATCATAATATCATCTCGTATACACCCAACATCTTTTATACTGCTCACTCATACCATCCCAAAACTCTTCACTATCTACATCAACACAATTAATCATATCTTCATAATCAACCCTAGATAGCAACCTTGGCATCACATACCTCTTACTTCTCTTTTTTTGGAACATCTTGTAAATACTTACTTCTAAAGTCCATCTCTCATTGCTCCAATCTTCATGTATCTTCTACCCTTTCCACATAACTCGCATCCCTTCTCCTCACTATCTCAAAGGCTAGCTTTGGGTCTTTCAATGCTCCACTCATAACCTTCTTCTTCAATACTGCCATAAACAAATCCTTGGCTCCCTCGATAATGTAAGCAAACCCATCTATTCTACTCATCCAATCATAATACGTTACCCTACTAATTTTGGCATAAGCACAGGCTTCTGTTATATTCATGCCCACCTTAAATGCTTCCATTAGTTTCCTTACAACTGCATTATTGAATTTAGTAGGTTTTCATGTATATATCACTCACTCACATTCTACCTTAATATCCACATTGTTTTCATATACCTCTCCATACAACTCATCCATTCATTGCATCTCATATACACTCTTTGGTACATCTCATCTATATATTGCATCATTCTTCTTACTTACATTCTTCTTCCCTATTCTCTTTACTGGTTTCTTCCTTGTTACTTTCTTCTTCCTGGTCACTACTGCCTTCTTCTCTGATTCCTTTTTTTTACCCCTTGGTTTATTAATTATCACCATCCTTGACACTTTCTACTAAGTAAATGTATTATCAAAACCACCTTCTTCTTACACTCTCCATCCATACGAACCAGGACAGAAAGAAATACTTTTTAAATCTTCACTCAAATCATCATCCCTTATATCCTATTATCTTTGTACTTAGGTTTATGTATTCCACTAACACATCAACCTCTCCTCATCCTTCAAATCATCTTACACCTACAACAAAGCAAACTTTCTCGGTCTTACTGTCTCGGTAAAACTTACCATCTGCTATCGCCTTCTTATAACCACCTCTCCATTTAACATTATTCATCACACATCATACAAAATATAAAAGTAATCCTATATTCCTCTGTAGGGAATCTTTACAACTGGGTTTGTGCTTCTTGCAAAATCATACTTCACTACATCTCACCACTTCTCCTTCATTATCTCGGCTTGTTTCTTCTCTCTATCCAATGTCCTATATGCTCCACATCATCACTTATCTTTTATATGCCCACAGGTATAATGCCACTTGTTACATCTCAATACTTTTCAATCTCTATGGCACATCTGAATAAATAAATCATAATCTTCATTCAATCCCAACCTCTCATCATACCTTATATCACCTAACTTACCCATAACTATGCAGGTAAAAGGTCATAGAACAGGGCTATGGAAGCTATATGGGGTATACTCCCTATAAAACTTTGGGTCACTCTGTAAATTTATTCCAAATAATCCTATATCCAAATCCATACACATCTTCCACATATCCTTAATCTTCCGATATATATCTTCATAGTTCACTTCATTCTTCACCATATCTTCATAATATCCCACACTCTTCACATCATCATCCATTAACACACATACATCATCACCATTCTTCTTACTATACTCTACCATCCAATTCCTCACCTTAGCCATATTCCCTTTCAACTTATCACTCATAATCAACACACTCTCCTTCCCATACTCTGCTACATACCCATCTGCTTCAAATTCATGCACACAAATCTTCACACCTGGTATCAATTTATTCACCTCCACTCCTCACACTCTCTTGTATGATGGCGTATAGTATCATATCTTATATCCCATGATTAATCCATCAACCTTTCTAAAAATTTCCCTCAATCAATTACTCTTCCTATTCCACTCCTCACATATCCAGGCTTAGCATCTTTTGCCTTCACTGTTTT